ACTTGGTGGTGGACTCATCTCCAAGGATATGGCAATGCGTGAACTCCCATTCACTGTTAATGTAACACAAGAATTAGAAAAAATTGAAATCGAAAGTATGCGTGCATCACTTCTCGGTTCCATTACTGCACTCTCTCAAGCGATACCACAAATGGCTATGCAAGGCCAGGACGCTTCTGAAGTAGTGCGCCAGATTGCTGCAGTAATAAAGGCTCGCCAAAAGGGACAGGCACTTGAAGATGTTATTGAAACAATCTTCACGCCTCAGCAGCAACAAGTTCCCTCTGCTGGGGCTACCAATCAAGCGGTTGAGCAACCGTCCCCTGCTCCCGTTGGTGCTCCAGTAGGGGGCACACCCCAAGAATTACCACCAGCAGCACCACCTGATGTAATGAGTTTGTTATCTGGAATTACGGGAAGCGGAAATCCCACAGCAAGCGTTCGTACAATACGACGTAGATAAAGAAAGTAGGGGACAATGACAACAATTATTGGTTTAGAATATAAAGACAGTGCCGTAATTGTTGCAGATAGTCAGACTACTGATGATAGTGGCCGTATCTATAGTCACCCAGATGTAAAAAAAATTGCTGAACGAGGACAATTTTTAGTAGCAGGGTCAGGCGAAGTACTACCTTGTGATGTAGCACAACATATATGGGAACCACCAGTTCCTACTAAAGCAGATTATAAAGATTTATATCACTTTATGATTGCTAAAGCAATGCCATCTCTACGCAAATGCTTATCTGATAACGGTTACAACTTTGATGAAGACAACAAAGAGACACGTTTTCAGTTTATCATTGCAATTGGTGGGGAAATATTCGATGTTGACCAAGAGTGTTCGATAAGTAAGTCCGACACAAACGTTTATGCAGCAGGTTCAGGTGCAGCATATGCACTAGGAGCGTTACATGCTGGTGCAGATGCATATGAAGCAATGGAAATTGCATCTAAATTGACAGCATTTACAGCGGGACCGTACATATCCAAAATACAACCTAAGCATATTAAGTAAGCAGGAGGAAAAATGTCTGGTACAAAAGGACACAGTGGCGGAGACCGTCCAAATGCTCCACAAAACAACCCAGCAAATGTTTCTGCAACGGGTGGTGCGGGACAAAATGGTCAAGCAAAGACTTATATACCAGGATTACCTCAAGGACAAGGGCAAGCAACGATGGAACAACAGTCTGGCGCCCCAATGTTTCAGGCTTCAGCGCAACAAAAAGCATTTACACCTGATGTTTCAGTAACACCAATCACTGAACCAAGCCAACGTCCAGATGAACACATCATGACTGGCGCACCAGTTGGTCCAGGTGCAGGCCCAGAGGCTTTAATCATGCCAAAGCAACCATCTGAGGACCCTGACATTCAGATGATTAGAGATTATCTACCAATCATGGAATATTGGGCACAACAAGCAGAGACTCCACAATCTACTAAGGACTATGTCCAGTATCTGAAGACGATAGTATGAGTATTTGGGATTCACTTGGTGGTGTTCAAAAGACATTCGGTGATTCTACCCAAGTTCCTAATGTTAAGAACTATGGAAGAATTCCATTCGGCATAAGCCTTGATACTGCAAAAAATTTGCCATCTAATCCTGGCGCATGGAACGATAAGATTGAAACAGCAAGAGCAACCACACTAAAGGGTGCTAATGTTGTTCTAGGACGTACAATTGGTGTTCCATTCGAGGCTCTTGACAGAGCAACTAGTGGACAATCAACAAGAATCCTATATCTTGGTACACAAAACGTACGTTCTAATTACGCATTCATGCGTGCAGAAGCAGAAGATAACTTAGGAATGAGTTTACTTGCTGGCTTGGGAATGATTGCTGGTGGCACACTTGGTGCTATCGGTGGATTTACAGCAGGTGCATTTGCTGGTGGCATTGGCGCTATCCCAGGTGCAGTTGCTGGAGCCGTAGCAGGTGCCGGTCTTGCAGGTGGACTAGAGCGCAAGATGGCAAACAAGGGACAATTTGATTTCATTAGTAAAGACCTGAAGAAAAATGCAATGCTATCTGAAAGCAAGGTAGGTCAAGAGCATTATAACTTTGGTAGAGACGTTGTCCATTTAGCATCAAATGCGCTTAACATAAAAACACTTGGTGATACCACTAAGGGAATTGGTGCAGTTACATCTGGTCTACTTAATTTTGGATTCGAAGTAACAACAGCACCTGACATTAAGGTAGCGCAAATTGCTGGTCGCACAGCACGTACAGCATTAGTCGGTGGTATTACACAAAAGAGTCAGGGACTTGTTGCTGATACTATAGATAAAATGGCTGGTGGATATAATGAAGCCATGCAAGCGGAACGTCTTCTAAAAGACATTGATGTTATTAAACGCACATCGCAGGGTGAGAAGACTATATACACTCCCCTATTTGATTTTCTACAAAAGAATGACCCAGCAACAATCAAGCAACGCCCAGAATTTAGGAACAATGATATGGGACATGTTGCTGCAAATATCTTATCTGGTAAGTCAGCAGAAGAAATTGGCTTAGTATTACGCGTAGGACGTGGTGACCGTGAAGCACTTGCTGAATTAGAAGCAAAGCATGCAGACACATTTTCCGAACTTAATCGCTACCAGTCTGGTGTTAATGCTGCAAGCAAATATGGAGTATACTGGTTTAGACATAAGAATGATATCCTTATGCTTGGCAACAAGTTCAAGGATGAGAATGCTTTAGTCAAGTCAGAACTTGATGCTCTCGCAAGTAAGTATGACCATCTAAATAAAGCATTAAGCCTAGACCACTGGTTACAAACAGATAGAACAGTATCTCGTTTTGCTTGGGTTGAGCGCTGGCGAAATGATATGGCAAAACTTAAGTCTACAACTAAACTTGGAAAAAATGCAGAAAAGTCTCTAGTTCAAGAGATTTCACCAGAAACAAAACTTGGTGGAGTTGTCATGAGCGCCTATCAGAAGAATGGTCTATCTGCACCTATCTGGGTTATTGATAGAACACTTGATGATGCCCCACGTTTTGCAATTAACTTTAACGAAGGTATCCAAGCAACTGATAGAGTCCGCACAAGTATTCGCAGTGCAGTTGCAAAGGGTATACTTAATCCCGCTGAAGGTCTAACCCTATACAATAAGTTTTTAACTACAGCAAATGAGGGTGAAAAATCTTTATGGTTAGAAGACTATGCAAAGACTGTAATCACTAAGGCTGCAGAAAAACACAACCTTCACCCATCTGTAAAAGACCTTGCTATAGCAAAATACAATGAGACCCATGGTTTTACAAAGCAGGCCGCAGTAGAAGCATCTTCTAATAAGAAGGCTTATATGGTTGCTGAAGATGGAAAAGCAATCTCTGACCCACAACTTATTTCGCAGTTGGCAAATGGTGGATTCTTACCAGATGTACGTACGATTGATACAGCATTTAAACAATTTGCTTTAAGGCGTCAGGGTATAACTAAGGCTGCACAGGTTACTGCGTATTCAGCCAAGGCTATTACAGATGAGATAAACTCCATTTGGCGTGGAATGACACTTCTTCGTGGTGGTTTCCCTATCAACATCTTGCGCGATGCGAACTTCCGTGCATGGGGAGATGCTTCGTTATTCTATGTGTATAAGAACCTTGGTGAAGATACCTGGGACTCTTTGAAGAGTGGCTCAAATACAGTAAAGAAGATTAATAACTGGGTTGCTGGTGCAGTTAACAAGGATAAGAACCTTGCTAATGTTGTTAAGAATATCAGCGATAATAAAGAGATTCTTGATGTTATAGAAAAAGAATTAAAGGACATGAAGTATGACCCTAAGAATCCACCAAAAGAACTGTCTCCAGAATTAGAAAAGATTCTTTCATATCAACAACGCATTCAAGGTACATACAATGAATTAAAGCGTCAAGAAGAAGCGCTTGTCAAGGGTATCCCATCTAAGGTTGTTGGAAGAGATAAGATAACCGTGTCTGGATGGACATTCCCAGCAAAGTTCTCTGGTTCAAAAGGTGCAATTAACGAATCTATCCTGAGTGGAAAAGAAGATTTACGTGGTGCTATTGCATCTCTTCGTGAGTTGCAAATGGCAAACATTCGTCGTGGTACGGACGGTGGACGAGTTGTTCATGCTACAGAAGATGAAGCACTACACCTTGCTGGATGGGAAACCGTCCTTAACGGTGGACTAAAGAATGACCCTGTTGCACGCATGATTATGGAGGGCAAGTCTGAAGGAGAAATCCTTCGTTGGATTGATAGCCCATCATCTAAAGATTATGTACAAAGATTTGGACTAGTTAAGGTAGAAGAAGGCCGTGCTGCACGTCCACTTAATGCTGGTGATGATGTATATATTTATAACCGCGTCAAGTATGCAGTAGATAGCGTAGCCCCTTCTCAGGAATTACGCGACTTGATTCTTCAAGATAAATTAGATGCAACACAATTGAAGAAGTTGTATCCAAAACTAGAAGAACGTCCACCTATTGCTACTGATATGGTCAATGAACTTCTTGGTTTCTCTGAGATGACACGCAAATTTACCGGACTGGTGAAGGATGGTGTTGCCTGGTTGGCAACTGTTCCTACATCTAAGTTAATGTATAATCATTTCTTTGCACTAAAGTATGAAGAGAAACTTCAATCTCTCGTTCATAGTGCAAACAATCAAGGCATTATTCCTAATGCTACAAATAGAGTTCAATTTGAAAACATTGCACGTTCATATGCACAAAATGAGTACAAGCAAAAGATTAATGCTTTCTCAAGAGATATGAATTACAGTGGTATATTAAACTATATACTTGCATTCTTTCCTGCTCTTGTTGAACAGTTCCGTGCCTACGGAAGACTGGCTCTAGAACAACCAGAGTTCCCACTACGCATGGTTCAAATGGCTGTTCTTCCAGAGTATACTGGTTTGACTAAGAAAGATTCTAAAGGCAAGGAATATGTTGAAGCAACACTTCCATGGTTTGGAATCAAGGCTCGTGTTGCAACAAGTTGGTTTAACCCAATAAACCCAACTGGTGGAACTTTAATTTCGGCTGGTCCTCTTACTGTGGCAGCAACTAACGAGTATGTAAAGCGTACAAATGCAGAGAATGTATTCACAAACTTTGCACTTCAGTTTGGCTCACAGAGCAATTCGCTTCAGGCATTGACACCAAATACAGTCAAACGTGGTGCACAACTATTCCAGGCATATGTACTTGGAAATGGCGAGCAGTTTAACAAAGACTCCAATATGTTCCTTGATGATTTGCGTCAAGAGTATACAGCCTCACATGATGGAAAGCAACCTTCTGGCAATGCATTAAAGAAGTTAAGTGACGAAGCAATGAAGCGTGCTACATTCCTGGCATTCCTACGCTTTGGTGGTGCAATAACGCTACCAACACAGCCACGATATACTACAGCAGTTACAGCATATCAGGACTTATTCATCAAGGAAACAACTAAAGACCCTATCAATGGTGCTGAGACTTTTTCAAAGAAGTACCCTGATTACTTTATGGTTGGCGACAGGTTGATGGATTCAACATCTGGAATTAATTCAGATGCTACAGCAGTTGCTCTTGTTAAG